GTTCGCAAGTTTCTTAAATTTTGGGCCATGTCCAAAACCCGCACCCAATGTGGCGTGTACCATTTCGTGCGCCGTCACTTCCAAAATATCTAAGGGCTTGTCTTGTGTTGGGCTAATCATGATTTCGGTTGTTTTGTCGCTTGAACATTCAGGATAAAAACATTGTCCGATTGTTCTTTTGGCAATGCCGAACGCGCCTGATGACGGAAGCCCGATTGTTGCCCGGTATTTTGGCAGTTTTAAACCTTCAGGCTTAAATTCTGCCATTAACAAGATGATTGCTTTATCAAGCCATTCTTGGCGGGTTTGTTTTGTATTTGTCATTTTACATATCTCCCATTTCAAAAATCATCGGTACAAATGACAAGACGATGCCAGCAAAACCAATTGCGACACATGAGAGCACAGGTAGCGTGTAAGAGATCAGAAGGAATAATGATGCCAGCATACAAGCTAAACCAAGCATCATAGTTAAAATGGTTCCAAAAGTTGTCATTGTCTTAAATCCTTTCAAGATTTGGTTTGGGTGTTTGTGATTATACAAATAGTGTCTTAAAGTCACACTGTCAAGTAAATTGTTTAAACGCCGTTACATTAAGTTAGACGGCGCAAAAATCAGTTTCTTACACATGGGATTGAAAAAAAGTGAAGATATCTATATCTTGTGGGTTCTAATGTCTTAAATCACAGAGTGTGGTGTAGTGTGGGTTCTCGCAAAGGTAAACCAAATAAATTAACAGCCGCCGTTCGCGATAGAGTTGAGCAAGCGTTTAACACTATCAACGGCCCGAATAATGCGGGCTTGATTAGGCTTGAAAAAGAACACCCGCAGATATTCTATGGTTTGGTATCTAAGCTAATCCCTACCCAAGCAAGCCTGTCTGTCTCAGTTGTCACGCTTGATTTAGGTGCGGCAATGCTAGAACAACAGAAAACCTTGGAGCGTTTAAACGCGCCCCTTGATATTACACCCGACACACTAACAAACGCTAATGCTAACCCATTGATAACAAACAATAAATGATTTGCCATAATGTACATTATGCGATTGCAATCTGTATTGTCCAATGGTTTCAAGGTGTTACGGGTAGCACGTTTAAACGTCTTAGAATTAAATATCAGACCATCATCAAATATCGGAAGGGGGGGCTGGCGGGGGGCATACCCCGTTTAAACGCCGCGCGGAAAAACTCCCGTCCTGACAGCGACACTCCGTATTATTTTTTCTGAGAAATTTTTGGAAAACAAAAAATGGCAAAACAACAACCACACCCAGACGAACAACAGCTTATCGCAAAACTCCTTACGTTCGAGGACGACCCGCTAGGCTTTGTCTTGTTTAACTTCCCGTGGGGCAAACCCGGCACACCATTAGAGAACCATGATGGACCCCGTAAATGGCAACGCGATGCCCTTACGAAGATGCGCGATCACATCCAGAAGAATAGACGGAACCACGCGCAGGGGATCGACCCCACACTTATGAAGCTGGCACGGGCCAGTGGTCGTGGAATTGGTAAGTCGGCGTTCCTTGCGTGGATCGCGCTGTGGTTATTCTCATGTCTACCGTCGTCCACTGTCGTCGTCTCAGCTAACACCGAACAGCAACTTAAAAGCACCACGTTCCCTGAGATCAGAAAGTGGGCGACAATGGCACTCAACAGCAGATGGTTTGAACATAACATCATGTCATTGCAGCCCGCCGATTGGTTGGTGCAGACTTTGAAAGAGACGACAGGGTACGATGATGCGTATTGGTATATTCAGGCAAGGCTATGGAGCGAAGAAGCCCCCGACGCATACGCGGGCGTTCACTCTCAGAAAGGTATGGCGGTGCTGTTCGATGAAGCGTCGGGCATACCGGGCTGCATCTGGCCCGTCGCGCAAGGGTATTTTACAGACAAAACAATGCACAGGTTTTGGGTAGTGATCTCAAACCCTCGTAACCCATCAGGCGAGTTCTTCGAATGTTTCCACGGTAATAGGGATCAATGGGACCATGAGAACATCGACGGGCGATCAGTCAAGGAGAATGACCACGAGCTTTATAACAACATCATCAAGCAGTACGGTGAGGACAGCGATCAATCACGGGTCGAAGTGTACGGGCAGTTCCCAAGACAGGGTGACTATCAGTTCATATCACGCGGTCAGGTCAATGACGCGATGGAGCGTGAGGCGATAAGTGATCCCGGCGCACCGCTGGTGATCGGGGTCGACCCCGCACGGTATGGTGACGACAGCGCGGTGATTGCGTATCGCTACGGCAGGGACGCCAGTGAGATCAGGTTTGAGCAATATAAGAGTTGCAGCATCGTTGAGTTATCCGAACACGTTGCGCGGGCGATGGAAAGATATAAACCTGACGCGGTATTCGTCGAGGGTGACGGCGTTGGTGGCGGTGTCGTGGACATCCTCAAGTCCAGCGGTTTCAGGATCACTGAGGTCAAGACGGGCGGCGGTGCAGAGGATAAAGATATGTACGCCAACCACAGGACGGAGATGTGGGGGCGCATGAGGGATTGGCTACCGTCAGGTAAGTTGCCAGACCATAAGGAACTTGCGGATGATCTGTGTGCGCCCATGTACGACTTTACGCTCAAAGGGCAGTTGAAATTGGAGCCTAAAGAAAAAATGAAGAAACGCGGATACGCCTCACCAGATTACGCGGACGCATTGGCAATGACGTTCAGCAAGACAATCTCTCGACGAGACACACGCGGGTCTAGGAAGTTAAACCGCAAAAAGGTGGCACGGGATGTGGAGTACGATCTATTTACATGAAACTGTTTAAACTGTCTTTACTTGCGCTATAATAGTTTTTCATGTTAGCTTGAAATGTTGCAACAGAAGGAGATACAATTATGGGTGGTCTTTTTGGCGGGCAAACAATGCCCGCACCAGTTCCGGCCCCACTTCCACCATCACGTTCAGACGCTGACGTTCAGACAGCAGCACTTGAGGCGCGGCAACGTCGAGCTTCAGCAACAGGTAGGTCAGAAACTATCCTGTCTAAAGGTGCGGACGAGGAAAACACTACATCTAAAAAATTATTAGGAACGGGATAATGGGCGGCAGTAGATCAGCACCCGCATACACACCACCCCCGGCCCCTGTGCCAGAACCCGTGAAAAAACCAGAGGCCGCAAGCGCGATCTCCGCTCGTAAGCGTCTTGCAGAAGAACGGGCCGATACGTCAAGCACGGACGGAGCGACTAAGAAATTATTGGGGAACTAGTGTGGGTGGTCAAATCCCCACCCCAAAAGCACCCACCACTAACGCCCCGAAAATGGGTGGCAAAAAAGGTGACAAGGTTGACCTGAGTGTTGACAGTAAAGTGAGAGGCGCAGCAAACGATGATGCGTTCGGCCTTGGAACTTTGGGTGAGAGTACCCCACCACAAGACGAGGGCATCAGCACTACCACTGGGTCTACTCCGGCGCGTAAGAAGAAGCCCACTATATTTTTGTTAGGTGAGAAACCATGAACAAAGCCGCTGAGATCATCAAACGATTTGAAAAACTGGCGAGTGAACGCGGCACATGGGAAAGTCATTGGCAAGAGATCGCAGAGCGGGTACTGCCACGCTACGCTGAAACATTCTTTACGACCACGGCTGAACAGACCAAGGGCGAGAAGCGCACAGAGAAGATGGTCGATAGTACGGCGGGTCTAGCCCTTGAGCGTTTTGCCGCTGCAATGGAGAGTATGCTTACGCCACGCACACAAAAATGGCACAGGTTGATCCCTGACGACCCCACGTTGGCGAATGACCGTGAGGTTAAGCTGTGGTTTGAGCAAGCAACCAACATATTGTTTAAACAACGCTACGCATCAAGAGCAAACTACGCCAGCCAGCAGCACGAAGTCTATATGGGTTTGGGTGCGTTCGGCACATCTATCATGTTTGTGGACGATCACGACAAAGGCGGTCTGAGGTATCAAGCCACCAACGTCAAAGAAATTCTATTCGATCTAAACCATCAAGGTATCGTCGATACAACCTACCGGAAATACTCTTTGAGCGCACGGCAGATGCAACAGCGCGTTGATATGGGACGATGGAATAGTCTACCGAACGAGGTGACAGCCGTATTAGAGAAAGAACCTGACAGACGGTTTGACATCATCCATTGTATTCGCCCGCGCAGCGAGGTTGACCCTAGCCGAGCCGACGCCAAAGGTAAACAGTTCGCGTCCTATTACATCTGCGTACAGGGCCAACATGAACTAAGCGAGGGCGGTTATGACACCATGCCCTATCAGATTTCACGGTACGTCACTGGACCGGGTGAGAAATACGGGCGTTCACCCGCCATGTTCGTACTACCAAGCATCAAGGTTCTGAACGAACAGAAAAAGACAATGTTGACGCAGGGCCACCGTGCCGTTGCGCCTGTGTTGTTGACGGCTGACGACGGCATCTTGGATACATTCAGTATGAAACCGGGAGCAATAAACCCCGGTGGCGTGACAGCCGAAGGACGACCTCTAGTCCACTCGCTCCCCGTGGGTAATCTTGCGGCTGGTCAAGAACTTATGGATATGGAACGTCAAGTAATAAATGACGGATTTTTAGTTAGCCTTTTTCAAATCCTCGTTGACACACCACAAATGACTGCTACCGAAGTGCTGGAACGCGCTCGTGAAAAAGGTGCGTTGTTATCACCCACGATGGGCCGTCAACAATCTGAAATGCTTGGTCCTATGATTGAGCGTGAGGTAGATATTCTGTTGCAACAAGGTATGCTGCCACAGATGCCCGACGTTATGATTGAGGCGCAGGGTGAGTTTGAGATTGCGTATGACAGCCCGCTCAGTCGTTCTCAACGGGCAGAAGAAGCATCAGGCTGGCTCCGCACGTTGGAAGCCGCTATTGCCTATGCCAACACTACACAAGACTTGTCCGTGCTGGATCAATTCGACAGTGACATCATCTATCAACAGTTAGCTGAGATCAACGCGGTCCCGGCATCTTGGATGCGTGACCCTGCCGCTATTCAAGCTTTGCGTGAAGGCCGCGCACAGCAACAGCAAATGCAACAAGCCATCGAGGCTGCACCAGCAGCCGCTGGCGTGATGAAGCAGTTAGGCTGATGGGTGGCATGGACGCAATGACGCCTAAACAGGCCCCCCCGGTATCGCAAGTGGCAAAGCCTAGTGTCGCACAGGAGTGGTCTGATCGTACAGGCAAACCAGCGCACCTATACTCTAGGTCTAAGGAGTTCACTAAAGAGCAGGGTGATATGTCAAAATTGGATAAGCATGGACGGCCCACACACACTAAAGA